GCCGGCTTTACGTTGCCACGCGTGTGTCTTCATTTTTTCCTCGGTTTTGCCGTTTTAGCTGAGTCTTTAAACGCCTGCGCGGTGGGCGCACCTTTAGTTCCCGGCTTTCTCATCTTTTCGCCGGAGCCCGCCGCGATGCGCTTACGCTTGGCGTTAATGTTGGCGTACAGGCCGGGCTTCATTTTTTGGCCTTTTTCTTAGCCATGCCGGCCATGCTCAAACCGATCGCAACCGCTTGTTTCTGCGGGTAGCCTTCCTTGCGCAGTTTGCTGATCTTGGCCGAAGCAGCTTCCTGCTTGCCTTTTTTCGTGTATGGGTACTTCTTTCCGTCGACCATTGGCATGATGTCACCCTTTAAAAAATAAACGATCTGCAACAAAAGTCATAACACCACCAACGGCAGACGCGATTGACATGCCAACCCAAAATCCACCTTTAGATTTGTTGGCCATCTCCAGCAACTGCTTAATGTCGCTCCGCATGGCGTGAACCTCTAGTTGAAGCGCTTCTACCTGCGCTTCTAGCTTGCCGAACTCTCTTGGGTCAATTTCTGACATGATCTTTCCTTGGACGGCCGGGACGGCGCGCGTATTCAGGCGGCGTCATAGCAATCTGTCTAGTTTCATACTCCACGGGAGCGTCTTCATCAACACGGACGTATCCAGCGTGGCCTTTCATGCTGTCTATATCGTGCTGGAGCGTAAACGTAACAGTTTGCCCGCTTTGCAAGCAGCGGAATGTCGCGGCCATGTTGCCTCCAGAAGTGAGTTCGGGGGCCGAAGCCCCCGGGTATTACGCCAACGAACGAACGACGACCAGACGCAGTACCGACGAAGCCAAGTTAACGGATCCGCCAGTCTCATTCTGGAAACGGATGCTGACAGTGTTGGCTGCGCTGACATACGCAGTCACGATCAGACCCGCCACGTCCACGGCCAGCGATGCGCTCAATACCATATCGCCCAAAGCAACGCCTGGAACCGCTACGGTATCAGTATCGCCTGCGCCATCCGACAGATCGTCGGCATCTAGCGTGGCGCGGACTAGCCAAGTGTTAGTGTAAAGACCGCGAAACTGGTCATTGCCAGCACGGACGGTCACGGAAGTAGCATTTGCCATGATGTTCTCCTAATTAGGTTAAAGACCCCCGGCTTTCACCGGGGGCGTTCAATTAGGCTGGAACAGCCAGAGCGAATGCCGAGGACGAGAGAGCTGCGCCAGTGGTGGCCGCAGTACGCATAGCTTTTACGCCGTACAGGGTGTCAGCAGTGAACAGGGTACCGAGGTATTCCTGCTTGTACTGAGTCTGCGAACGGATCGCCATTTGCTCAACCAGCACCATCGAGTCGCGGTGACCCATCAGGCAGATACGGTCAGTGCCCGAGCTACCAGCGCCGAAGTCAGCGTTCGAGGTGACGAACACTGGGATGCCGTACAGGTTGCCGATCTCACCGTTGCGGATGGCGCTGCCGTCACCAACAAATGCCTGTTCAGTGTAGCGAGCCAGACCCATCAAGGTGTTACGCGACGATGGTGGGATGATGAAGAAACGACCGTCCATCGGGGTGTCGTTGTCATCCAGACGCTGGATCGTGCGACGGATAGCAGCGTCGGTCAGCGCAGCAGCGTTTGTGCTGGTGCTGTTGTACGCGGTGGTGCCATCCGAGCCAATGAAGGCTTTGGTCGTGGTGTTGCTGGTTGCGTAGTCGTCAGTACCAACGGTTGCACCGTTGAAAGCACGGCCGAGACGAACCAGATCGGTGTCGACCTGACGAGCCAGCGCGTAACCAGCGTCGGCAGTGTAGAACTGACGCAGCGAGTTCAAAGCTTGGGCTTCGACGATGTCTTCGATCAAGCGGCTGTACTCATAGTGCTTGTTGATTGACACCTGAACTTCGGACTCGGTTGCGGCGATCAGGGTCACTGCGTCGGTCGATACTTTGGCCGATGCAGAGCCACGGGTCGGTGCTGGAATGTGGACGGTGTCACCCTTCTTGCCACGGAAGTTCATCTTCATGACCAGATTGGCCAGAACGAGGTTCTTCTTGTAGGCGGCAACAATTTCATCACTCCAAATTTCTGGGATGAATGTTGCTGCTGTTGTTGGGGTAACGCTATTTGCTGGGGAAAAAGCTGTGTTAGCCATGTCTAGCTCCTAAAAAGTCAAAAGTTTATTTGACCCGCCCCTCTTGATACGCCGCCATGATTTCTTCAGACAGTGCGTCATACCGGGCTGGGTCGGTCATTTTCAGCCGAATAAGGTCAGCACGTCGGTAAACCCGCTTTGAACTCTCCCCAGTACCCCCGCTATCCACTTGCGCGGCCTTCATGGTCTGCTGGCGCGCGGCAGTTGCCTGCTGCTTGACCTGCTCACCACGAATATTGCGCAGTTCTTTGTAGGTACTAAACAATTCATTTGCCGAATCGAAATCTGCTCTAGCGTCGGCCTTTGCAAACAGCTCAATGCGCACTGGGGATGACTTAACCCAGTTCACAAAATCCTCACTATTGATCAACTGCTCATAGTCAGGGTGCGCCTGCGACAGCTTTTGCTTCGTTTGCAACAGTTTGAACTGGGCGCTTGCTTCGCGAGCGGCCAGAACATCCGGGTGCGTCTCGATCGTCTTGTGAATTGCCGTTTTAGGGTCTTCAAAGAAGTCTACTTCCGGCTCTTCTTTTTCAACAGTCGCTTGCCGTGCCCCAAGGTTTTGCTTGATCAGCTCGTCGGCCAGTTTCCGCACTTCCCCGACTTCCTGCGCCTGTCTTCCGATGACCTTTTCGGCCTCTTGGTGCATCTTTACGATGTCCTCAAGCGACTTATTTCGGTACCGATCCGGTAATTCCGGCTTAGACTCCGCTACTGCGTCAGGTAGTTTCGCTTCCTCTGCCTCTAACTCGCTAGGCATCTCGGGTTCATTGTCAATCAACATGTCGTGGTTCCTTTTCCTGCCATCTTTTGGTTCCCAGGATTAAACATGAACGGGGCAAAAATGCTTATCCGTTCGCTTTGCGCTCCGATTCTAACTTTTCACGATGTTTCCGGTCAAATTGATGATACGCCGTCGGAAAATGACCAGACCACCCTTCAAGGTTAAAGTGCGGAGCAGAAATCGTGCGGCGGGCTGACTTGCCACACTTGCAACTTACTACTTGCTGCTCAAAAGTTGCCAATCTTTCAATTAATTCGCCGCTTTCGCAGAGAAATTCATACATCCTGCGCATTTAAGTCCTCGTAAGCTTGTTCGCTGACCGATTTAAGGTTTCTCAGCCAAGTCAGGATAGACAATTCGCCTTTCTTAAATTGTAAGTCTTTCTCGCCATCAATGGTAGAAATATCCTGCAGCGTCAATATTATCTTGTCAATATCTTCCAACAGATCCGCCCAGCCAGGTGTGGCCATCATGGAAAACCTGTCTTCATAGTATTTTTGCAATTCAGGCGTCATCAGATACCTAACACTTGTTTAATTTCGTCTGGCGTAGTGGCAGCATCAATATCTGCTTGTATGGCCGCGTATTTTTCACGAATAGCCTGGCGCGCTGCCTCTGCTATTTGAGCGTCTGCCCCAGGAATTTGCTTCATGATGACTTCATCATGTGGCTTAAATTCTTCGGCACGGGCTGCACGACGCATATCGTGACCAATTGCTTTAGCTTTGTCGATATTGATCGTAATCACTCGTTTGCCCCCCTGATAATTGGGTTTCTTTCATCATCCCAACCAACAACTTCATTTGTGGAGCCAACACCGTAATCAGCACCGGAGCCATCAGGCTCATCAATAACAATTTCCCATGCGTCAAAAAACGTAAAATCTTGTGGTATCTCAGACGCATCAACAATTTTAAATGGTTTTCCAGCAGGTACATCTTTAAGCGCAATAGCATTAATCCCAAGTTGATTTAATGCTTCATTAGTAGGGATGACAATGGCAACGCCGCCGTCGTCTTTTTCATAAGCGATTATTTGGTTTGACATACTCAACCCCCAACTAACGGAAAAGAACAACGCTATATTGACCTAGATCGGTATAAACATTTGTTGATGTAGTGCTGCTTACTTGTATAGCAGATGAAGAAACAACGTAAGCAAAAACCGTATAAACAGAAGCTAAAAAAGTTCCGGAAGATGGAGCCGCCGTTCCGTTATATGCCCCCATCACAGACGTACCATTACCATCAGGCGCAGCATTAGTAAGATTTACTGTATATCGTCCTGAATTAGTTCTTGATACACTAGATACATTAAAAGACCCGGCAGTTGAAATTGAACCGCTAACGGCGCTAAATCTAACCCACGAACGGCATGTTAATGTATTACCAGCACTATCAGCTAAGATAGGTGGCGTATTAGTAGCATTGCTACGAATCTCCCCGCTAAACGTTTTATTTCCGCTAGCGGTTTGATCCCCTGACAGCAGCATTCCACTATTTGTAATCGTAGGATTACCAGCGGTTCCATCTCCGTTAGAAACACTAATCCCTGTTCCAGCCGTAATTGTGCGAGCAGTAGTAGTGTTAAGCGATGTGCGTACAACAACACCGTTAGCTCCGGGGTCGGATAGCCCTCCACCACCTCCGGCAGCCCATTTGACGCCAGATGCTTGGGTAGAGTCTGCGGTCAATACAAAATTATTTGTGCCGACAGGTAAACGAATGTCGTTTGTCCCGTCATGTACGATTAAATCACCTTTAGTAGTCGCCGGCGATAAAGCATCAAACGCGGCGGTTTGTGTGGTTTGTCCAGTACCACCATTAGCAATCGGCAACGCACCAGTTACGCCAGGCGTAATATTTGCAGACCCATCAAACGAAGCAGAAGACGTACTAGCAAGGTTTGTCTGAATAGTTCTAGCAGTGGTTAGCGTCGCTGCGCTGCCTGTCGTATTCTGATTTAATGTAGGGACATCTGCTGCCTGAATAGCCGACATCACTACGTCCGTGCCATTACCCCGCAAATATTGACCAGAGGTGACGGCTCCAGCAAGCGCATCCATTGCTGCTTGCCTTGTCGTCTCGCCTGTACCACCGTTAGCAATCGGCAACGTACCGGTTACTTGGGTACTCAAACTCACGCCTGACAACGTACCGCCAAGGGTAAGATTGCCGCTCGAAGTTACTGTACCGGTCAACGTAATACCATTGACCGTACCGGTGCCGCCAACGCTAGTGACTGTGCCAACGTACTGATCGTTCGACGTGATCGTAAAGTTCGGGTAGGTACCTGAAATGCTAGTCGTACCTGCGCCAGTTAACGACACCGTCTGATCCGGCGCGCTATTGGTGATCGTAAAGTTCGGGTAAGTACCAGACGTCGATATGCCAGTGCCGGCGGTTAAAGCGACTGTTTGATCTGGTGCACTGTTGGTGATCGTCACATTACCTGTTGCACCAGACACAGAAATACCAGTGCCAGCTACGGCGCTTAATACGCCCGCATTAGTAACCGTAATCGATCCAGCACCCTCTGTGATCGTGATGCCGGTACCGTCAGTCAGTGTGTTTTTCTCCCACAGACTGGTCGACGCGTTATAAATCAACACCTGGCCGTTTGATGGGTTCTGCGCTGAGACGTTATGCAGCTCGTCCAGCTCATAGCCGTTCTGTACGCGCACGTACAGACGACCGTTACCCATATTCGCCCGCTCAACCACACCGATATAGACTAAATGATTTGGTGCATACGGCTTCACATTCGTTAGTGTGCCGGCAGTCGCACCTACGTAAAGCGTGTCGCCTGGGCTATATGCGCTCAGATCCAAACCATCTTGCACACCTTGGCACAGAATCATGCCGGCCTGACCTGCCGCGATATTTTCCGCGCAAACGCCCAGTGTCTTCGCCGATGTCGCGTCGCCCGTGTTACTTGCGAGTTTGACTGATACCCGATCGCCTTGTGCCGCAAACATGTAGACCGGCTGGCCCTTGTTAATCGTCACTGCCTCATCGTTCGTCGCGTAGGCGTACAAAGTCTGACCAATATCAGCAGCAATATTGGCATTCAAGCCAACTGTCATCGTCTGCTGAGTAGCATCCCAATACAGTCGGCCAGCCGCGTTCGTGACCGTTGCGCCTGTATCAAACTGAATGAAGTCTGGAGACGAAATGCCGCCAGTGATCCCCGTCATCGAGGTGATGTTATTGTTCGCACCTGCTGTCGCCCAGCTCTGATCGATTTTTTGCCAGACCGTGCCATTAAAAATCAACCAATCACCCGGCTGCCAATCGGTAATGCCGTCAAGATTAGTTGACCCCGCTACTGACACGATGTAGTAGTAGCCCGAAGTGCCGGTGCCTGACGCCAATGTCGGCGTATTGGTTGATGCGTTCCATGTGCCTTTATAGTCAAGCACCACCAAGGCATCAATCTGCGCTTGAAGACTTGCCAAGGCGTCTAACACTGTCTGCGACGTACCACCACCATTAGTGATGACCTTGATGCGCTCGGCTAGATCAGGTGCGACCACCTCACCGACATTGATCTCGCGGCCATTCGACAGTGTAATGACGAGTGAGCCATCAAAATCAATCTTAGCGTCGGTAACCGACACACCGTCTTCACCATCGACGCCATTAACGCCATCTTTACCGGCTGGACCCATCGGTCCCGTAGCGCCATCCCGGCCTGGGCGACCGTCTTTACCGTCTTTACCGTCGCGGCCGTCGATACCATCGACACCGTCGCGTACCGAGTTGACCCGATCCGTGATTTTCTGACCTAGATCGTCGTATTTCGCACGAATGTCCGCCTCGATCTTCTTCAAGGCGTCGACCACCATGCCGACGTTCTCACTGACACGACGTTTTTGGTTGCTTCTAGCCTCTAAAAGTGACGCACGAACCGACTCCAGAACAGCATTTTGCTGTTCTGGCGTCATGTTTTGCAGAATTAACTGTTTAGCGAGGCTTTCAACGTCCATTCGACAGCTCCTTGGTCAGTTCTTCAAGGAAGTCTTCTTCCATGCCGCTGATCTTGTTCTGCTTATCCGCCATCTGCATCTCAACGATCTTCGATTTGTTCTTGATGTCGGCTTCTTTCAGCATCAACTCTGCTAATTTGACCCGCTTGTCGAACTCTTTGGACGCCAGATCGTCGCTAGTCGGCAAATTCTGCGTGGTCGCCGACATAATCTTCGCTTCCGTCTCGACGGGCTTCAACCGCGCCTCGATCAGCGTCTTCGTGGCCTCTGCACGGTTCTGCTCGGCCTGCGTCTGATTGACCGCGATCTGCGCCTGCGCCGCTTCCATCGCCAACTGCTGCTGCATCTGCGCCATCTGCTGCTGTTCTGGATTCGGCTGCGCCATCTGTGTCAGCGACTCCATCAACTCCATGCGGTTCGACAGTGAGCTGTTGGCCACAATGCCCTTCAGAATCAACGGCAGCACCGGTGTGTCTGGCCCCAAGGTCTGCAACAGCGCAATGAACTGCGCCTGCTCGTACTCGCGAGCGATAATGCCTAGTGTCGCCGTCGGGATGAAGTTCATATCCACCGACGGATAGCGCTCGGGATCGAACTGCATGTACCTAAACGCCGACTTCTTGATGAATGGCATCAAAAAGTCTTCTTGGAAGTTCACCAGCGTGCGCTTGTACTTCTTAATGATCGAGGCGACTGCCATCGACATGCCGGCGTTGCCACCGTCACGCGAGACTTGACTGACCATCCCTTGACTGTCCAACGTGCCAGTTGCCTGCAACAGCATCGTCTCAAACCGCTGGGCGGTGGCCAAGTTGTCGTTCGACGTCTGACCAAACTTGAACGGGAACAGAATCTCGTTCGGGTTGCCGTTCGTCAGGATCGCCTTGCCCGGACGCACTTCAAACTTCGCGCCACGCGGCAGACGCGTCGCATCCATTGCCATCATCGGCGCCGATGTCAGCGCCAGTCCATCCAGGTGCGAGCGCACTTCTGCGTCAATCGCCTTCTGCATGTTGTACGCCTTCTCAACCGTCCCCCGCCCTAGCAGACGATTCGGCACCGTGTCGTCCTGGTACGACAGCACCGGACGATCCTTCATCATGTACGGATTCTCTTCGGCCTTCAAGAGCATCCCGTCGTTGGCAATCACGACGATCGCCTCGACCATGTCGCTGTAGTCCTCGGCCGCTGAATCCTCCGGGAACAGATCGACCATCTCCTCGTCGCTTTCGTTCAACTTGGCGATGTACTCTTTGGGCACCAGACCGTAGTAGGTCAGCAGTTTGACCTTCTCATCCTCGTAGGAGCTGACCTCTTGTGTCGGCTCCAGATCAGTATCGTCGTACGTCGGGGTGATGTTGACTTTGCGATAGATGCCGCGCTCGATGTTGCGCACCACCTTGTGGATCGATACGTACTTCTCAATCGCCACACCCATGCAGTCGTCGACCGACGTGCCGTTGGGGTCAAACAGGAAGTTTTTCGGGTTCACCGGCACTAGCTTGACCGACACGCGCGGCTTCTCAATCACGCCAATGGCCGCCTGCCCCATCTGCCCGGGAATCGCTTGCGTAGCCGGCATGTACTCCTTCTCCATGCTGACCACGATCTCACCAATACCGGTGCCATAGATTTCGGCTAACAACTCGATGTGATCGATAGATTTTCTGATCTTGTCCTTTTTGAAGTCCTCCATCAACTGGCGCTTTAGCATCTCCACGTCCAGTGGGCTGCCGTCGATGTCCTTCAAGTCGTCTTCGATGTCGAAGTACTCGCCCGAGCCAAAAATCGCCTCCATGATCTCGGCGTGGCGCGTCTCCACCGCCTGCTGCGTCATCGGCGTGACTAGGCGGGAGCGTTCGGAATCGCGGGTCTTGTCTTCGACTGCCCATTCGCCACGGAAGATACGTTCGTATTCTTCCCAGCTCGGCAGGAAATTGATGTCTCGGTAGGTACGCCACCGATCACAATGATCAGTCACGAAAGAAACTAACTCTTTATCGGCCTCGTCTGGCTGATCAAAGTCGTTTTGGTCCATCTCACACTCCAGCGATCACGTCGATTGGTTCCCAATCATCATCCGCGTCGTCCGCAAAGTAAGAGGTTACGGCCAACTGGTCTATGTAGGACAATGCATCGGGCAGGTCATCATGCACGCCCTGCGCAGGAAACAACAGCAGTTGGTCGAGGAATGTTTCCCAATCGCCGTCTTCGTTTAGCACGATGCGTCCATGCTCGAAACGACCTTGGAGTCCCCAGATTATCCGGTCGGCCTTTTTTCGGTTGCCGTGCGTCAGGTCAACTATGTGCGAATATACATTATTCTTCCGCATTAAGTCACTCAAATACGGCAAAACCGCGTTCTTTAGCGCCCCCCGCTCGATCCCCACCGACATCGGCCGGTAGTCGCGCATGGCCATCAGAATCTTCGCCGCCGTCTCCCGGATGTCCCACCGCCCGTGCCAGATGTCCTTCACCCACCACGTGCCGTCCTCGGTCACCTTCACAATCGCAATCGCCGATTCGTCTAGGCGTTTCTTGGAATTCGCCGCCTGCTTGGCCACCTCTTCAAACCCCGCCAGATCAACCGCCACGTAGTAGCTGCCGTACTGCGGCTCGTCGCTGTACTTGATCCAGTCCTCCTTGAATACGTCCGACCCGGCGTTGTCAAAGCTCGCCATGTATTCTTGCTTAAATGCAAACGTCGACAGGGTCTTTTTCGCCGACTCAATCTCAGTTGGGTCGATTAGCGGGTTGTCCTTGGTAGTGAAGTGCCAGCTCTTCCAGTCGTCGTCCGTTTGCGTCTGCCCCAACTTGTACAAGTCGTGAAACCAATTCCTGCCCTTGGGCGTGCCGATGAACAGCCCCCGCCCCTTCTTGTCCGACAAGGACGCCCGGATGACCTGCTCCCACGCCTCGGGCTTAATGTCGGCCACCTCATCCAGCACGGCGTAGGTCAAGCTAACCCCCCGCAGCGTGTCCGGCCGATCGGCGCCCCTGACATAGATCGTCGCCCCGTTGATCAGCGTGATGTCCTGGTTGTTGATGTGACTGCCGGCGATCACATCCCGCCCCAAGTCCAGCAACACGTTCCAGATAATCTGCCGCGCCTGCCCGTTGGTCGGCGCCACATACAGCACGGCTGATCCGGGCGGGCAGCGCAGCCCCTCGATCAGCAAAGTCGTCGCCGCCAGTCTGGATTTCCCGCACCGGCGTCCGGCCGCGACAACCTTAAACCGCGTCGGGTCGGAGAAGACCGTCTGCTGCCACGGGAGGAGCTGAAAGTTAAGGTCAGCCATTAGAACGGGAATCCAAATGGGTCTTGATAGAAAGGCGTTTCGGTAACTGTTGGTTGAGCAAGCCGGAGCAAATCTTTTATGTGATCGCTTCCAACGACATAGACACCGCCGGGTTGATTTGCTAAAAACTGTTGGCGCTGAGCGTTGGCTTTCTGAGCTAACGCGCCGGCCTTACTAACTGCGTTGGTGTCGGACGTTTCCGGCCACATCAAATTCTCGCCCGTACTAAGGAAGCGCCGCACGTTAGCTTTTGTTGCCGGTTGTTTGGCCAACTCTAACAAATCAACATTCTTTTCGCTGGCGTTTTGCAAAAACTCTCGCAATGTCGCGGCGGTAAATGTCCGCCCTTTTAGGGCGCTGATCTTGTCTTGCGCAGATAGCACAGCATCAAAAATGCTTTTGTCGGGCGCAGTCAGCGCCTCGTTTTGTTTGTTAACGGCTACATTGGTAAACAACGTGTACAGAAACTCGGATGGGTAGCCCTGCATATTCTGTTGCATTAGGGTGTCCCAAGATCCTTTGTACGCGCTTTTAGGTAAAACACTTACGGCTGCCGTGTCGCCACCAGTGCCTTCGTAATAGGCGCCATATCGTTCGGCTATCTGGGCTAGTTTTCTAGCGTCTTCGGAGGATAGGTTGGCTTTTTTGCCATGCTCAACACCAACATAAGCTTTATTGCCGTCTACAAATAAGATGTTATCCATTGATGTCTCCTTGGGGCTGAAAGTTAAGGTCAGCCATCAGTCCGGTGCCCCGAACGGATCCTTGTACATGAACGCCGGCTCGAGCGGAGACGGCTGCATTTGGTAAGCGCGGGCTTTTGCAAAGGTGTCTAACCCTAACTCGTCAGGGTCGACATTGTATTGGCGCATAAAAAACTCTTTCCACGCGGTGGGGTGGGTAGGATTTTTTAGCATCCGCCCTTCTGGTGTGGCGGAGGGCCAGTGCGGGCGATTGTCGTAAGGGCTGATAACTTCGGTGACGCCCGACTTCCAAGCGCCGCGATAGTCGTAGTCTGCATTGTCAAGCATAAGCTGCAAAGCCTTACTATTGCTCAACTTTTCGACCGGCACTCCGGCGTCTTGCGCCAAGTATGGCTTAACAGACGAAAACAATTGAGTCCCTTGCAGCCACTTTTGAAACTGCTTCTCTTCTTTGTCCGAGAGTTGCGTTGGTTTCCAAGGCATGGCACTAAATTTTTCGTACTGAGCTATCCAATTATCCATTGATGTCTCCTTGGGGCTGGAGCGTCTCCATCTCGAGCGTCAGTGGCTCGGATGCGCTAGGCGCGCCGATCTGAAGTGGCGTGCCGTCTATGCCTGTAATGTTGATGGTGACTGCGCTACGCTGGCCGTTGGTCTTCTCGAACATACTGACCGGGAGCGTGCGGTCGACGCACATCTTTAGCGCCGCCATCTGGCCTGGGTGGCCGTCCTCTAACGCAATGTCGATGATCTTTTGCACGACCGCCTTGCCGCGCCCCTCGATCATCATCCGGCGCAACTCCTTGATCTTCTGACTCTCAGTCATCGGCAGTTTGCGCGGTGCTTTGTATTCCGTTGCCATCGCTTTTTCTCCAGTTGGAAAGCTGTGGGCATTGTAGCCGGTTTGCTTTTTTTTGTGGGTTGGAGGTACCCGCAAATTTTAATCTGACAGACCACCCCCTCCCCCCCATCAAAGTTGTCAGAAAAGCAAGCAATCGATAGCCAATGCCTACCGGCCGGCGGCCGCACGCGTTTTACATAACGCTGGTTACGCGGCAATGATGCGCAGGCCATTGGCGCAAGCTATTGGGGATAGAGCCAGGCTATCGATTGCCCAGGGTTGATAGCTTTTTAGTGATAGGTGAATGCGTGCGGCACCATTTCGCAGGTACCTGTATGGCCAAGCGCCTATATATCAAAAACCCTTAGTTACCTGATTTCCGTATATCTGAAAGTAATATTAACAACTTGTCATCACTTTTGACGCCGGCGTTATACAGTACTTGGTAGCAACTCAAAACGACATCAAGACCTTTTGTGATGTTTCCGGATCCGGCGGCCGCTAAAATATTTAGTTGTTCTAACGTCAATTTTCTGTCGAATCTTTTGGGCGTCAATGTGGGTGGTTTTGGCATGTTGTCAAAAAGTGATGTGGGTCATGTGGGCAATGTGGGTCATGCATTTTAAGTCGGCGCCGCTCCAAGTGTTAAATCTCAGCGCGGCCATTATTTCACAATTCTGTGTATTTCTGACAGACTTTGAAAATGATGACCCACATGACCCACAAACCCCTAAAACCGTGGCGCATCAACGCATTTGGTGTGGGTCATTTGCCCCAAAAACATGACCCACACAATGACCCACATTGCCCACAAACCCTTATATTTCCCAGGGTTATTCACTAGCATGTAAAAAATTCTTTTACATTCTCTAAAAGTGTGCTATTTTGCTTCTGCAGCACATTTCTTTACAAAACAAAACGAAGGGGTTATCAAATGATCACGGCTCACCTTACAAAAACGCGCGACGGCTGGAAAATTGCAATCGTTAATGGTGTTAAACCGCTTTTGGAAAACATCATTACAGAAGCTACTTTCCGCCAGAAGCGCGACGCAAAGCAATTCGCGAAATCCGTCGGCGCTAAAGCTTGGAATTACATCTAAACCAAATCGGCCGGCGAAAGCCGGCCATCATTAGGGGAAAACATCATGCAAAAACCTACTATCGGCCAAAAAATCAAAATTCACGTTTTTGGCAAGCTTCAGACTGTCACTGTATTGGCCGTGTACAAATTCGGCACTATCGATATCGAAACCGAATCCGGCGCATGTTTCCGCATGTCGGGCCTGTCATTCATCTAAAGGGGAAAACATCATGAAACAAACAATTCTCGAAATCCTATTAGGGACCCTTGTTTTTCTGTACTTGTGGGCGTTTCTTTTCGTTTTAATGTCATTCTAAAAACCTGTAATAGGGGATCCGACCAATGAAAACCGTACACTTGACGCTGAAATCCAATAACGTAAAAACCGGTCCTATACCGGTGTCGACGACATCGGCGCTATCGTGCCCGAGCGCGTGCCCGCTCAAAAGCGGCGGCTGTTACGCCGACGGCGGCCCGCTTGCCATACATTGGCGCGCTGTCACGGCCGGCGAGCGCGGCCTGGATTGGCAAAGCTTCTGCGAAGCGATAGCACAATTACCGGCCGGTCAATTGTGGCGCCACAATCAAGCCGGGGATTTACCAGGCCTGGATAACTCCATTAATCCGGCCGCGCTCGAAATGCTAGTCAACGCCAACGCCGGCCGCCGTGGCTTTACTTACACCCACAAACCCGCCACGGCCGACAACCTGGCGCAGATTAAAGCGGCCAATGCGGCCGGCTTTACGATCAACCTATCGGCCAATGATTTGACGCACGCCGACGCGCTCGCCGACACCGGCGCCGGTCCCGTCGTCACAATCCTACCGATCGACGCCGGCGCTAAAAACCGCACGCCGGCCGGCCGCCTGGTCGTCACATGCCCTGCGCAACTGCGTGACGACGTTTCATGCGCTGATTGTCAATTGTGCGCGCGCTCGGATCGGCCGACGATCGTCGGATTCTTGGCGCACGGATCTGGCGCCAAAAAAGCGGAAAAAGTATTTTTCATGGAAAAGGCGGCCTGATATGAAAACGATCACAGCGAAATACGACGGATTCTGCGCGGCCACTGGCGCGCGGATCCTGCCAGGCGACATCATTCAATGGCAACGCGGCCGCTCGGTGCTATTGGAGCGCAAAGCGGCCCGAATCGACACTATTACGCTAGTGGGTGAACACGGCCCGCGCGATTATTACCGCAACGCGCGCGGCCGCTGCATTGATGCGCCTTGTTGCGGATGTTGCACAATCTAAACTAATGGAGGGTTAACACTATGCAAACAATAATTGTCGACGGAACAACCTATAAAGTGAAATTTGATCGGGATCCGATAGAGCTTGCCAAAGCGGCGCGCAAGCCTTACAAGCCCAAAAAGCCTAAAGACATACGGAAATTTCCGCTTTGGACCGAGTCGGTATCGACGGCCGAATACATTCGCCGGTTCGACGTGCTCAATTTTCTGCAGGCGGTCCGATATGACGGCGCCAGCGCCGACACGGCCGCTCAGTACGACTCCACAATTCCACTATGCGAGGTATTTACCGATGAATGAAGCGAGAAAAGACGCGGCCGCTGTCGCCGGCGCTCGGCGCCCATACGCCCACTATTTGGAGCGCGTCGAACAATCAATAGCCGATATTGAGTTGACCTGTTGGTACGATTTTGAGCCGGCCGATCGGTCGGTAGGTCTACCGGCTACCGCTTGGCTAATCCATGCGCGGCCGGCCGGTTCACCCTGCGATATCGCCGATGTCTTAGATTCGCGCGTAATCAAGCGCCTGGAGCGCGAAGCGGCCGAAGTACTGGACCAAGAAAGCAACGATTCAGAAGGTGGCCGCTATGATTTTGATTAAACTTTTCGCCGCCGTAATGATAATTTTGCGTAGACTGTAGGCGCGTCATCTCCCCTTGGCGGCGCCATGTGGCGCGGCCTTTTGCCCCGATACTGTTTTCAGGTGCAGTATCGGGGTTTTTTATTTCACCAAGCGCACGGCCGCCGGTGCCGGCGGTTGCTCGGCCAAGCGCCTGAGCTCAGTACGCGACATGTCGGCCATATCTGGCGCGCAGAACAGTTGTTTTTTGGTATTGAAGTCCCGCGAATGCACGCGGCCGAGGTCTACCCATCCCGCTTCGGTCAACGCGTGCAGAAGCGCAACCGGCGGTATCTTGACACCGGCCGGTGCGGATCCGGCCAAGCGGTCACAAAGCGAGAAAAACGGGGACGCGACGACACCGGCCGCGAATTCACCCACGCGGCCGGTAATGAGTTCGACTAGGTAAGACTCGGCCGTACTGCGGCCGTGGTCGATCATAATCGCCTTGGCTTCGGTCATCGGCGGCGCGGCGCCTGGGTTAAACATTGACACGTCACGGCTATGCAGATAAGACGCAACAGCCGCAAAGCCGCCCTTGTGTTTATACCAAGCCCATAAGCGCCGCGCGTCGGCTTCGGGTAAGCGGCCGGCGTCCGACCATAGGCAAAACCACCGCCGGTCATTGGTTGGGATACTAATCGCCGCCCGTTCGTTTGAGAATGCAACCACCAGGACGCGGTTAGGCGCCATGTAAGGGTGCAGACCCTTGCGGTTAATCTGTAAAAAGTCCGGCGGCGCGGCGATGATGGGTTTTAGACTATTTTCAAGCGCGCGCCGGTCCCGCGCTTCACTCTGGCGCAGCTCGGCGATTTCCATGACTTCACACTCGAGCGCATAGCCCCATTGGGACGTCAGTTCCTCGTTGCGCACCAAACTGCAGTTTTGTTTAGTGTCGCCGCCGATCGCCCAGAAAAACGGCGCCATCATGGTGTCTTTGCCGCTGCCGGGTAAACCGCCGACCAAGACGGCGTGATTGATTTTCACGCTCGGGTTTTGAATTTTGTAAGCAAGGACGTTTAGCAAATGCTCGCGCTCGTCCGAGTTCGGCACCATGCGTTCGACATGCTCGAGCCACGGGGACGCGTCGCCGGGCACCGGTACCGGCCGCGCGTCGCGCCAGCGGTTACCGAACTCGACGCCATCACGGCGCACCACCACGCCATCGCCGGCCGCGTAGGTGATGCCGGTCAGAGCCATTGCGCCTTTCGCGTCTCGGTTCTCGTCGAAACAGACGGACGCCTCGATCCGGCGGCCGTTATGAATCGACAGGCAACTAATGTGGCGGAAAAGGGCATTGAACGCGCTGCGCGTCACTTCTCGCCGGTCGACTAGGTCGAAGTACGCCTCATCCTCGACAACGTACGCAAAGCGCTCATACCACCCCTCGCGCTCAACGCGCGCCAATTGCCGGCGCTCGACGGCCTCGACCACCTCGGCCGCCACGTCCGGGAACTCGTCCGTCGGTTCGAGTTTGGCCAGCGCCATGTTCATCGTGCCAACGATCAGTTCCTCGCGTAGCCCAGGCGCGCGCTCAGGGCCGCCATTGGCCGCAACCCACGCGAGGAAGTCGGTTGAACTCAAGTCAATGCAATGCGAATGCAGGCAGCAATACGCCCTCGAGGACGGGTTGTAGCGCCCTTCCGGGTTGCCGTCCGTGTGCTGATCCTTATTCGGGCAAACGACGCCAGCCCATCCCTCGCGGTTGGGTTTGGTGAGCACCAAACCATGCTCGCCCAGCCAGCCGAAGACGTCGTCGCCACCGTCATCCGCCAGTTTGATCGGGTTAACGCCGATCGACTCGACCGGCACCGGCGTGACGTTCAATGCCGTGCAGATTTCGTCTAGCGTGTATTCGCGCTCGGGGTGAAACTCGGTCAACTGCGCGGCGAAGCTGTTGCGGCCGGGTTTCAGGTTAACCGAGCCCGGCAGGCGAAAGTTGCGTACCGGATTGCAGGCGCCTGGGTCGCTGTAGCCGGCCGCTGCGATCGCTTTAATGGCCGCGGCATAGTCGGCCTTGGTCGGCTGTTCCGAGAACGCGTAGCCCCACTGGAACGATCCGGGCGACGTCTCCATGATCCAAGTGGGTGCTAACGGCGGCGTCTCAGGCGCTTTGGCCGGGTCGCCCACGTCGTCTAGCACCATTACCAAGACGTACTCGCAATTAGCGGCGCTGGCACTAGGTTTGCCGTCGGTGAACCGATCGACGATAAACGACGCGGTGTTGCCGTACCACGCCTCGCCATCACGGCGACGGTGATCAGGATAGAACGCAGGCCAGACGGCTTTGACCGCCCCGTCGGCGTGCAGTTCGACCTGTCCGTCTTTGAGTTTCGGCTTTTGCCGAACGATTAATAGGGTTTCGCCTTCAGGCGCGAGTTTTGTGAGATACTCTAAGAACTCCAAGTGCTTCTCCCGTAGTAGTTAAAGCCGCCCTGCCAGGCGGCTTTTTTTATTTTATGGCGCTTAACAAACGCGTTTCGGCGGCGTGCCGTGCAGCAATCGCAGCCGACATATCGTCGAACAAACCCAAATTAAAGTTTTTGTAGCCCACCTTGATACGCGCGTTCCATTTTTTGCGATCTGCGCGCCACGTGACGCCCGATACACCGCTTTTACTGCAGGACCGAGCCGGAACATTGTGCATGTTCACTGATTGATCTGCAAGCCGCAAGTTGTTCAACCGGTTATCGTTTTTAACGCGGTTTATATGATCCAAGCCTTTTGCCGGCCATTCACCATAAACGTAAAGCCACGCTAAACGATGGGCTTTGTACAATACAGTATCTAATCGAATGACGACGTAACCGTAACCGTCTTTCGCCCCAGCAACCGCACCCTGTTGCGCTCTAGGATGGCTAACTTTCCACGTAAATACGCCGGTTTCCGGCGCATAATCTAATAGCTCTTTTAGCCGCTCTTGCGTAATCATTACGTCCTCTATAAAGTTACTTGCCGTATCGTAACATTATACTACCTTCGGCAGCCAGCGGCAACCCTTGCGCCCACGTGGGTGCGGTTGTCATCACCTCTAGCATAAGCGCGCTCACTCGCTCGGCGTCTTCTGCGCGGCACTCCACGACCGCTTCATCATGCACGTGGGCTACCACGTTAAGCCCCTCACGATCTAACGCACGTAACGTCTCACGTAATAAATCGTGCGCCGCAGCTTGGGTTATGTTTTCCGTGGCCAATCCCTTCCACAAGCGCGCTCGCGGCCATTCTTTAGCGTCGGCCGCCGGTTTCCACGCCGCCTTGATATAGGTGATCTCGTCGCCCTCGAACTTAGCGAATGGGTAACAGAGAATCCGACCCGAGGGCAGCGCGTACCAGAGATGCTGACCGTCGTAGAGATACGTCACGCGCCCGGCTGAGAACTCACGCCTTGGGTTGCGTAGCGCGCGTGTGTAAGCGTCCTCGAGCTTGGCCCAGTAACGCACCGCCCATGCGTTCGCACGGCGCCACGCATCCACAATCCGCCGCGCATCCGACTCGGGCAGCGTGATGCCGTAGTTGCGTCCCATCGCAGCGAACGCGCCGATCGACCCGGCGAATCCTAACGACAGAATCGCCACCTTGCCTATCTGGCGTTGCTCTTTTGATACTTTTTCTTCTGGTACGCGGTAGATGCCGGCGGCTTCCCGCTTGTAGATGTCGCGGCCGTCACGGAAGACCTGTAACACCTCTTCAGCCTGCGGATCGGCGGACGCCCAAGGTGTCATCCTCGCTTCAATAGCTGACCAGTCGTAACCAACAAATACTTTACCGGGCGCCGGAATTAGTGAGGGCCGGAGCATTCCCCGTAAAACATCTGTAGTGCGTTTTCCAAATCGTGGCGTGATGCTGTGGCCACGGACCATAGCGTGGCGAATTGCTTCGGGGTCTTCGGCGCACTTTCGCGACATATTGTGTAATTGCGCCCCATAGCTTGACGCACGCCCGGTGGCAGATCCGCCGGCGAAGACAAATGCACCTCGTACTCGGTGATCAACTTCGTCAGCCAGCTCGCTAAGGCGGCTGAACTTCGCAACCGACGACGCCCAAAGGTCATCCGCGCATTGAATGACGTCCGCAACATGGGCCGGAATTTCATCAGGATTTTCCTCTGCAAACTTGAGCAAGTTGGCGCGTACCGTCTTATCAATACTGTACTTCTTTTCGCCGTCCTTGTAGACCTCCATCAGCTTTAGCGCCTGCTCGCCGACGCGCTCCATCACCCATGCCTTCATGCGCGGGCTGCGCACTGAAGAGATATCACCCTTGGTTATATCTTGCACCAGGTTCTCGATCTCTTCCATCTCGGTCGCGGCGTATTTGATCGCGGCCTGGGCGAGCGGTAGGTCGAGCAAAACGCCACGGTCGTTAATGCGCTCGTTGACGTGGTAATCGAGTAGCTCATCCTCGGTGAGCTGGCGCATGGCCTTGCTGATCTCGCGCATGGAGCGGACATCCTGCATGGCGTATTCGCCCAACTCATGTAGCAACGCGGGGTCTTTACTGAATGGCGGCAGGCAACATTGCCGAATAAGTTGTTTGCCTCGATGGTCTTTGCGCATATTGCTGGATATTGCGCGGCCTACATCCTCCAAACTGCCCGGCAAACAGTTAGCACGGGCTTGTGCAGCCGTGCAATACCAGCGCGTCAGCGCGGGTTCGGGCAATCCGTAATCCTGGCACACAACATACCAGGTAATTAATCTGTCAAACGAAGCGTTGTGGCAGCGTATCTGGCCGTTACCGGCAAAATACTGGCGTATGCGTTCTGGCACAGGCTCATCGCCCCACCATAACTGAACGTCTTCATCATCGAACGCGTATGCTGCGCATAGCATCTTAGTTGTTGAGTGCTGGGCGTAGTTATATGCTCCTCTCACCGGAAGATCGCATTCACTCATGGACTCATAATCTAACCAAAGCATATTAGTTATTTTCGGTTTGTGTGCCAATGCCGGTTCTCGTAAGTGTGAATGCGATGGCAATTAGCGCAAAGTACCTCACACTTAGCTATTTCATCTAATAGTTTCTGCAACGCTACTTTGGTATCTTGGCTTACATTAAATTTTTTATCCCCGCGCACATGATTAAAATCTAACGCTGCAGCATGAACGCTATAGCCACACTTAGCACAACCCTTATCAACTTTTATTTTATTTACTAAGTCGCGCCGACTTTGCTGAAATGCGCGGGTCACTAATTTTTTATCTGGTGCGTTGTGTCTGCATTTAGGCGCGCAGAATTTGCTCCACGGACGTGACTTAACGAATTGCTTTTTGCACGTCGGGCATTCTGCGTAATTAGTCATGATATTGGAAGAGGGTGGCCCCAGCCATTCCGGCACTGTCACACTGATCCGACCAAGGATGCACGACACCAAAATGACCGGAGCCATAGAAGGGTGGGCCTACTCGCTGCGCCTGAAGCTTTCTCTGTGCCAGTGGTGCGTTCTGGCGCTCTTCAGTATCCGCTTTCGGCCCGTAAAACTTAACCGCGACGACGACGTGCTGGTGCAGCGTCAGCTTTAGGTTCTTCACCTTCGGCCTTGCCACCGTCCATGCTCATCCACTCTTGCACTTCGAACACCGGGGTATAGATTTTCCCGTAGCTCTTGTGCGTATAGTGATCGCGTTTTAGCGTGACGACAGGTACTGGCTTGCTTTGATCGTTCTCAACTTGCTGCGCGATCGCAACGGCCAAACCTTGCACGGCACGCTTGCCGCCGACTGACGTGACACTGTAGCGCACTTCGAGACCGTTATCTGGTCCACTGATGCACTTCAACGACATGCCGACCTGCGTCTCCCAACCACGCTTGGCGCCTGCAGGTGCCGCTTCCATCTCTGGCAGCGGATGCGATACCGATACCATCTTCTCGCCCAACACTTCACCGTCGCCCCACGCAATGTAGCCGTGGACGAATGAGAACGGATTGACAGCCCAGAGGGTGCCTTCGTCCACTTCGGTTTGGTCTGCGCCGAAGACCCAGTCACCGCGCTTGTCCATCTTCAAGATCACGCTGCCGGCAGGGCCGACATCTTTCTCAAGCTGACGCAGAGCAACTGATAGGGAAGAAACAGGAGGGAGGTTTGCTAATTCAAAGGCCATGATAGTTTCCTTTATTGGAGTTTAGAAAGGGCTGCAGTCAACTGCTTCCCGATTTGTAACACCGCTGGCCTCGGGTCTGACGCCGGTGCCAACGTACTACCTGACGATACCGTGACGACGAGATCGCTGGGTAATTCTTTGTCGTGCTTCTTCAGCACTTTTTCCATCTGCGCAGGCGACTTTATTTTTGTCTCATACGCATCGGTGATGCCATTCACATCCGCCCACGCTTCAATCGCGGCTTCAGACGCCCACTGTCGCGTGCCGCGCTTGGGCACCAACTTGTAGCCTGGCACTTCTGCACCTGATTCTAACACTTGAAACGCCAGCGCCCGCAGGTCTTTGATCCAATCTTCCAACATATCGGCCTTCTCAAGATACGCGCCGAGCTGTTCTTTATCGAGATTGACAATCTGTTGATGCACTGCGCGATCCACTGCGCCGTTCATCTGCGGGCAAATCGGTTTCGCTGCGCACCAACGGCAATGCTCGCCCGTCTGCATCGGCGCGCCGTCTTGTTGCGCACGCTTTACCGCTTTTGCGAGCTCTTGTTCAAAAGAAAGAATCCGTGCCTTAGTAGTAGTCCAGCGCCGGATTTCTGGCGGTTGTACGATGATGAGTTCAATCTCATCGGCGTCCTCAAAAACCCACTTCGCCGCTTCGGTTCGCATGGCTGCTGCTGCGTAGAAGAGGAGTTGAGAATTATCCACAGCGTCAACAAGTACACCGTCGCCAAACTTCCAATCAAGGACAATGGCTCTGGCGCCGATGCGCCCAAGCAAATCTGTACTGCCAAATACACCTGGAAGGAAATCACCAAAGCCAACGCGAGTTTCAACCATGTACTCCATTCGCTTGTCTGGATCAATGACATCGAGGGCCGCGAGAGCGGGAATAATTTTCTCATCGAGCAACTCCTGCGTGAGAACCTGATCGTTGTACGTGGCGCCCAGGCACTGCGCGGGCGGTTTGTCGAACTCCAGTAATTCAGCAATCACATTGTGCAGGAGCGTACCACGGTCGGCGTGTTCGCTCGATGGACGCGGCGGCATCTGCTGCACAAGCTTGACCGACGCCGGGCAGTTGATGACGCGCTTGGCGGTGCTGCCGCCGACGATATTGGAATGGTTCACTGTACCTCCGTTTACTGTTTGAGCCTCGACTGTACCGCCGCAAATAATTCTTGTCAAATACTTTTTTAGCCTTTATATTTCGGACATGCGCGAATCTGAAGTCGAAAATTATTTGGTGTGGACGGTGGAAACCTTGGGCGGCCGCGCTTGGAAATTCAAGTCGCCCAACCAGCGCGGGGTTGCTGATCGGATCGTGTGCCTGCCGAACGGCGAGACGTGGTTCATCGAATTGAAGCGACCCAAGGGCGGACGGTTAGCACCTTTGCAAGCATTGTTTCGCGACGAAGTAATCAAATTACAACAACGCTACGCGTTACTGATTAACCTACAGGAGATTGATGAATGGCGTCGTTTATACCTCACCCGTTGTTCGACCGAATCATAGAAATTTACAAATTGAAAAACGACGCGGCGTTAGCGCGCGCATTGAAGATGTCGCCGTCTAACATTAGTCGGTATCGTTCACGCTACACGCCGATCCGCGCACACGTCATCCTGCGCATTCACGACGCGACCGGTTGGCCGATCAAAACGATCAAGGAGCTGTGTAAATGAAATGTCCTAGCTGTAATTCTCGGTCAACGGTAATAGACACACGCCAGCGTAAATCATATGTCATGCGGCGGCACATTTGCGATAGTTGCAGCATACGGTTTACAACGCACGAAAAAGTTGTCGATACCGGCGAAATAGCCGCAGGTCGCCGCACGCCGGAACACATGGCCGAAATGAGAAAGCACGCCAATAGGTGGGGCAAAGATGCAGCTTAGACCTTACCAGGAAGAGGCCGCCGACTTCTTGTACGAGAACGACCGCGCGTTGGTGTTGGCGCCTGTGGGCGCCGGCAAGACCGCGATCACGTTAACCGCAATGGGCGACATCATTGCAGACAAGATCGCGCAGCGTTTTCTTGTACTCGCGCCCAAACGCGTCTGCACCAGCGTTTGGCCGGTCGAGGCGCCGAAGTGGTCGACGTTAAAACTTGGTGTGGCCATTGGCACGTCCGCCGAGCGGCAGAAGGTACTGGCGGATAAAAGTTATGACATCGTCGTGATCAATTACGACAACCTGCAATGGTTGGTCGGGCAAAACTTGAGCGGCTTTGACGCGATCGTGTTCGACGAGCTGACCAAACTCAAGAACCCATCAGGCAAACGCTTCAAGGCGTTGCAGCGTGTGATCGAACAGTTCCCAGTGCGCTGGGGTCTGACCGGGTCGTTCACCAGTAACGGTCTGGAGGACGTCTTCGGTCAGTGCAAGATCGTCGATGAGAAGCTACTCGGCCGTGCGAAGGGCGCGTTCATGCAGCAGTACTTCGTCTGCACCAATCGCGACTTCGGCGACTGGGCGCCGCGCAAAGGCTCGCTGGAACAGGTCATGCGACGCATCAAGCCGGCGACGTTCCTACTGGAGCCGGGCGACTACAAGGACAAACTGCCGCCGTGTCATGTTGTCGAGCTGCGCTGCGAGATCGACGATCGTCAGCCGTATGAAACGATGAAGCGCGACTTCGTGGTGGACTTTCCTGACGCCCAGGCGGTGGCGGCTAACGCGGCCGTGGTGACTAACAAGCTCCAGCAGATGGCGTCCGGTTTTGTTTACGACACGACGAAACTCGCCAGCGCCATGCCCGGCAAGTTCACCGTCACCAAGAAAGCGGTTTGGTTTAGCAGTCACAAGTTCGATTTGTTGCATGACCTTTTGGAGGAAAACCAACATGCCAATACGATCCTGGTTTACCAGTTTGAGGAAGAACTGGCGGAGATTAAAAGGCGCTATCCGCAGGTTCAGACATTGGATGACGTGGACGCGGTGGAGCGTTGGAATAAAGGGTTGGTCGAGCTTATGGCCATTCACCCGAAAAGCGCGGGACACGGACTCAACCTACAGTACGGAGGGAGCTGCATTGCTTTTATATCCCTACCGTGGTCCCTTGAGCTGTACGAGCAGACCGTCGGACGTCTGCATCGTTCCGGGCAACTGCGAGAGGTATGGGTGTATATCCTTATGGCACAGAGAACGGTCGACGAAAAAATCTGGGCTGCCCTGCACGACAAACGAGCCATCTCAGACATCGCATTGGAGGCATTGAAATGAGATACCTACTTTTGCTCTTGCTGGCCGCGCCGGCTTTCGCTGGCGTGAGGCTAGTCGAAACGCCGCCTGCGCCGCCGCCACCGACTAAAGGCGCGACAGTTTTAATACCCGCGCCCAATGTGCTCTATACCGTCTATTTAACTGGTGCTGGCACCCGCGCCGTGCTGACACCAGAACAAGGCGGCGTATGTTGGAACCGATACAAGATGTTTGAAGTTAATCGGTATAGCGAAGCAATGCGCGGTTGCTGGTCGCAATCAAACGGCATCGTACATATTGAATTGCAAGACGGCGATCGTCGTGCAATTCCTGCCGTGCAGTTTATTCAGACGACGCCGGAAGCATTACGATTTTGATAAAGTCTACGGAGGTAGCTATGAAGCGCCTGGATTACTGGAAAGCGCAACACAAGGCAGCGCGGGCAGAATACCGCCAGCGCAGTAAGGAATACAACCAAGCGGCTCGGGCTTTATACCGAGCAAATCAGAGACTACAACGAACAGAGGCCAGAATTGCAAACGAAACATTTAAGTTGGCGCGCGCTTAACGATCGCCTGCCGTCCATGACGGAGGAAGAGGTCTTCGCGCTACTGACGCACGAATCCATACATGAGCGCCGCAGCTCCATTTTGCAGCGCCTGCACCAACGCTACTGCGCCCTACGCGACGCACGGGAGCGGATCGAGATCATGGCCAAGGCGGTACGACCATGAAGTGTATGCAGTGCGGGGAACGGACGTATGTCGTCAACGTCATCAACATGGCCGGCGGGCTGCGCCGCCAGCGCCGGTGCAAGGAATGCAAGTTCAATGCCTACACGGCCGAGGTGTGGCTGAAAGCAACGGTCAATGGCGCGGAGCCGGTTTATACTAAAGAGGAGGCAGCGTTAATAAAAAAGAAAGAGGTTGACGTTTGCCGGGCAAATGAAGATAGGAGAAAAACCGATGTTACATAAAGGAAGATTCGTTCAAGACAACACTGCGGTAAAGCCTGCGCCGTATGACACCGGCAAGGTCAGGATTGGCGTGTTCTACGATCCGCCACTATTCCAGCGCGCGTCGACGCCTGAAGAGCGGTTTATGCAGGACGTGGTGCTGGGGACGAAACCCTATAAAGAGTCGTCCCTCACCAAGTTCTTCGGGAGACTGCTGCGGATATGAAAGACCTTGTGGTGGTGTACTACGCGGCGATCGCGTTGGCGACGTTCGCTTTTCTGGCCATTGGTTTACCTGAACCCAAGGGGCCGTCACCTGTAGAGTGCGGGTCGCGCGATACCGTCATCATGACGACGCGCGACCGCGTCATCTGCCAGCAATTGCGCCGCCGCCTAGTTTGAGCCGGACGGCTTCGTACTGGGCGTAGCACTGCTTGAGGGCGAGCCGGACTTCGTCGGCTTCTCTGGCGAGTCCAACAACCACTTCGCTATCCTGTCGGTAAAGCTCTCTTGGGGTACAACCGCCTGATCCAGTACCGGTGGCACCGGGCACGGCACCGGCTTCGGTGGTGGGGCGCTCGGCGCGGTTGCGCAGGCTGTTGTTAAGAGCGGTATTCCTAGCAAGCAAATCACGCGTTTCACGATCTTTCTCCTGTCTCAAGTGATCAGCGTCCGCCTGGATCGCCTGTTGTTTTTCAATCGACGCCTGTAACGCCTTCGCGTGTTCTGCCTGCTGCTTGATGCGCTCGGCGTCCCACTCGGCCTGCACGACCATCTTGCCGTGCGACGTCCCCTTGACGTAGCCAGCGCCGCCCGCAACGACCACCGCGATAACGGCACCAGCAAGAAAATAGGGGTTCATTTTTTAACCCCGCTAAACAGGCCGGGTATATTTAATTCAACTGGCCTACCTGTTCCTGGGGGCATACGTTCGCCGGCGTATATACGCAAAATAGCGTAAGGGTCTAAAGTGTTTACTACGTAATCACCTCTAGACATAGCTTGGTTAAATCTAGTCTCTGGTAAGCGATTAAAATCATACTGGTCTAAAACACGCGCCGCCCCAGTATTAGGGTCTATTACATACCTAAACTGGCCTAGACTTGTGCGTATGTTCTCAAAAGGATTGCGCGTTCCTGCGTTCACTCCCGAAGACTGCGAAGTTTCTTTTTCCGTCATAAATGGAGCGTAATCTTTATATTGAATGACGCCGGAAAGACCGTAAGGATCCGTCGCTTGTTTCGCGCGGATAAGTGCCGCAATAGTTTGTAGCTCCTGTTCGGTAAAATTTCGCTCTGTTATAGGCGACTTGTTCTCGTCTGCAAACGTCTCTAAGTACAGGCGTTTGTTCGACGGCATTTTAGCCCTATCAGCAACCGCGCCGTAGCTTTTAACCGCGCCTTCTACTAACAGATTGGTCAATTTTTTTAACGCATCATCCATGTGTCACCTCACTTTGGTGGTACCTTCGTGCCTTCGAGCTTTTTATGGACCTTGATGGTCTTGCAGACCTCGGTGTCCTTACCCTTGACCTTCTCGGTGCGGCAGACTTTCTTCATCTCACCGCCGGCAAACGCCACCATCGGCACAAACGCAATAAGTGCAACGAGTTTCTTCATGACGATCTCCTATTCAATCTCAGGTTGAGGTGCTGGGGGCGGCGCTGCCTTGCCGCCGAAACCGGTGACGACAGGTGCCGAGGCGAGTTGCGGCTCAACGCGCTGCACCGGCGCATGAGTCGGCGACGGCGGCGGCGTCTTAGGTGGCGTCGGATCTGTCCAGTCGCTGGCCTTAGATACGCCAGGCGGTGGGTCGATCAATTTGGCAACGCCATCTTTTCCTTTGATGGCCAAGAGCGTTGCCAGCGCGCCCAATATGTATTTCGACATATCGGAGAGCAACATAAAGAACTGCTTGTCCGCTGGCGCAATGCCCACCATCGGCTGCGTTACGAACACGACCGAATACATGGCCAAGCTCGACATCATTAACAGCACCAGACAGAAGGTGGCGCCAATGATTAGCTTGATAACGCTGTCGATTAGATCAGGTGTCCATTTCATTTTTGTTCCTCCGGCTTGAAGTCAGACGCGGGCACTAGCTGATCTGGGCAGGTGCCGGTCACAGCGCAGGTCGGGCGTTGGCATTCGGGCCTGTTCCAGTTCTTGTTATCCTGGCAAGGATAGCGGAAGCGGTCTTCGCAGCCGACCAGCCAGACGACGCCGATCAGACTAAGCGCCAAAAATATGAAGCGCATGATCATAGTGTTTTTTCCTATCCTCGAGTCCGATGGTGCCGCCATTGATGCGCTTGGTCATGCCAAGAATATCGCCGGCGTCCGCAAACTTGTTCAGGTTGTTCGTCTCCCAGAACCAGCAGGCGCTCTGCGCTGCGCCTTCGAACGTGCCTAAGTACTCTGGCACGTCGTCGATGCTCATCTCCAGGGAGTCAGCAAAAGCCTGATAGTTTGATCGTCCAGTAAGCTGAATAAGCCCACGGCCGCGAAAACGATAACCGTCCCCGCTAGACTCATTGCCGTTGCCCATACGGTTAGCATAGATAAGATTTGCAATGGCCTCTTGTTTGTTAGGCCGCGCGCAATACTGATTAGCTGTGACATCGTCAGAAAAATATTTCGGGAATAAGCGCCGCAGCGCCTGGGGTTTGTAGTTAAGGTTTTCGACGATGCTGGAAAAGCCACCCGACTCATGCGCACACTGGGCTAAGAACGCCGCCATGCGCTTCGGGGTGTTGATGTCGTAATCGGGAAAGAGTTGCGCAAGCGCGCGGTGCCAGTACTCGACGTACTTATTCTGTGGAATGATCTGACGTAGTTGGGCTTCGGTAATCATCTGCCGTACATCCTTTCAACTTGAATTTCACGCCGCAATTCCCGCATTTTCTTAACCTCTTGCACCGCCGCCTGCGTTGCGACATACATGTCGTAATACATGAACGCCAATATGGGCATGACGATAAAGAAAGTCAGTAGCACTGCCATGACGGTGATCAGTAGTGACCAAGGGACGTCTTCATCATCGCGCTTCTTGTCGTTAGCCACATTAGTCCCACTCCCCACAGCACTACGAAAACGACCGCCGAAATCCATGTTATTTTGGCTCTTAGTTCCGCTATTTTTCTTTTGCGTCGCCATCTCGCCATCTGAATCAGTTTAAGCTCTTCTGCGTGTGCCTGATCTTGCTCGGCCACGATGGTCTGCCACATCTCTTCAAACTTGCTCCAAAGTGAGCCCAATTCTGGCGGGCTACGGTACACCATCGTTTCGCGTATCTCCGCCAGCATGGCATCTAATCGTGTCGTGATGATGATACGGCGCAGCGCCCGGCGACCGATGCTTTCCTCACCCTTGTACACTTTCTTGCCTTCTACCTGCTCGGCTAACAGCGCCTTGCTCAACGCGTCATACGAGTCCATCAACGCGCCCAACTGGTTGCCAATCTCGGTGTACACGTCGTTCGGATCGGCCTTAGCGATCTCCTGGACGCGCTGCACCTCGGCGTTGTACTTCTGTTTCTGCTCGACGGTCGGATTGCCGCCCGTTACTTTATCGAACTGCGCACGCAAATCCTTCAGTACTTCTGACACCTCGCCGCTGGCGCCCTTGATGTCCTTGTAAAGCTGGCAGCCCTTCTTGACCGCCGCGACTGCGGCGTTTGCAGCGGCAAGAAGGGTTAGTGGGTCAATTTTTTACTCCATAGAAATACCGCGACGACGCATCTCTTCTTCAATATCCGACAAAGACGGTTCAGGGGCCGCTTCAGGCGCCGCTACTTCAGCCGGTAGATTAGGTTGCATTACATCCACCATTGGACCACCGCGCGCGCCAGTAATCGCCACTCCTTTACCAAGCGTCTGTATTGCGTTGTAGGCTTTCTCACCCTTGGTTTTTCCTTTAGCCAAATCTAGCAACAGTTTACGGTTGTTGCCCTCGAACAACACTCGAGAGAATGCTTCTGGGCTGGCAATTAGCGCGTCGACCAAAGCACCAGCTTCTTTAAGCAACAGACTTTGCGTAGCAGTGGCGCCGGCGCCGCGTGATACGCTATAGACCGTGCCAGCAGATGGGCCTGCGGTGCCCGCTGCGGTTTGTCTGGACAACACGCGCTGCATGTATTTCACAGCTAACTGGGCTTCTTTCAGATCAGCCGCGTTAGGGAACAGCGCCGCTAAGTCGCCCTTTTTCTGCAAGGCTTTTAGCATATTGTCGATACTTACCGCCGGGTCAAGCGCCGACCCACTAGCACGACCCTGTGTCAGTACGTCGTCTAAAGCACTGCGGCGTACCGTGTCCAACACCGACGTTACTTGTGGGTTAGGGTGCGCCGACATAACTTGAACTAAGAAGTTCTGCTGCGACTCCGGCAATTTTTTCAGCCTAGCCAAAACTTGTTCTGGCACCAATTCCGTTACGTTAGCCTTATCAAAAGCTTTTGTAAGTGGTCGGTCAGAGAACTCTTCAATGCGACGGAGGTTGGCCGCAAAGTTGTCGCGCGCCTGAAGCAGTTTGTCCGCGCCGGGTACCTTATTTTGAATGGCCGCGTCTAAGGATTCCTTGAATCCACGCAATACGTTCATGGCAATGCCTTTGGCTTTGCCTGGCGCTACGCCTTCAAAGATATTGCTGCCGCCAATCGTGGCCTTACCCGAATAGGCGGCGTCGCCCCATATGGCCAAGTTATCTTGCAATCGTTTGATATCAATCGATCGAATGACATCCGGTGTCGCGGGCGTCACGATCGTACTAGCCGGTGTACCGCCTGGGCCAAGCACAGTTGATGTTGTGGTCGTCGCAGGTTTGCCCGGCTCAACGTACTCAGTCAGGATACGCTCTAACGACGATTTTAGCTGGGCAAAGCCAGGTTCTTCTGGCGCAATAGTCGCGAGTTGCTGGCGGACTTTATCGACGACTGGTGAGGTGTCGATCATGCCGCCGGCTGACTTGGCCGCGTTGAAGTCTTTCTTAGCGTCGCCGCGTAATTTCGACGACAGTGCCTTGCCGTAATTCTGAAACGCGTCGTATACCGCCTGAGTTGCGGCTTCTGCCCGCTGAAGCGTGACTGGCGCGCCAGCAGAGCGTTGAAATAGCCGATCAAGAAATCCTTCGACGTCGATGGCTTGCCCTTGACGAAACGCAATGGGCGCTTGTCCGCTACGCGTTGACGACTCGGTTCTCGCTTCAATGGCTAACTGCTGGCGGTCTAGCGCCGCTTCGCCCGGCGTCAATCGGCCAACACTAAGCAGCTCACTTGTCTCTGCTACTGATGGCATCGTAACGCGGGGCTGCGTCAACGCGCGCTGCGCGCCAAGGTAACTAGCCTTTGTAGCGTAAGGCGACATGCCCAAAGCAAGTTGTGCGGCAGGACTTTCTGGCGCTACCGTGCCGGCGAAAAGACCTGTTGTGCCACCAACACCATATTCACCTGCAACACCCATCTTAGTGCGGCCAAACAAGCCGGGAACACCAACTGCCGTTAGCGCGGCTGCTGGCGTGCCGGCGGATGAAAACTCATACGCGCCTTTGTAACCGGGTATCGAAAGCAAATCTATGCCGGTCAAATTACGTATGCCGCGCACCATACCTGCAGAAGAGAACGCATTAGGGTCGTTACTTTTCTTAAGGTAATCGTACAGATTTCCCCAACCACCAAGGATGTCGACAACGCCTTTAGCGCCACCTTTAAATAACGACTCACCAAAATTCTGAAACTCTTTAAGCGTCGTTCCTGGCTCGTCCATCACTGAGCCGCTTACGGTCAATAGACCGCGCCGACGCATTTCGGCTTCAACTTCCTCCAGTGTAGGTGTCTGTGCCATTATTTTTTACCTCCAGTCAACCTAGCGCGTTCAGCTTTTAACTGGGCATCAGTCATATTAGTTAATGTCCCACCAACGCTGCTGGGGCCAGTAAATATGCCGGTGTATGTAGGCGTATAGCCTGAAAGCGACTGATTCTTACGCAAATAATTTTCTGCGGAGTCAGCTTCTTTAATTATCGCGCTATTTCTATCTCTTAAATAATCTATTAGCTCACGTCTGGCAGAAGCGCTGTTTTCTAAGCGAGGAACAACACCCTTAACAAATTCTAGGTCGACATTAGATATGCCTCCGCCCAACTTCCCACCCATACTTTGTAAAATAAGATCCGAAGCTGATTTTTGAAACTGCTCTGATCTAGACAGCGTGTCAGCATCACTTTTACTAATTAAACCTAACGAGTTTAAAAAGTTAGCCGCGCCTACACGGTTTGCGGCAAAAGATCCACCTATTAAACCTCGACTATCAAGATCAGCAAGCCGCGCAAGTGCGGTGTTACTTGCCACAGCATTGCGTTTGTTTGCTCTAGCTATAGCTATCTCTTCAACGTCTAATTTAGCTAACCCTTCAACTACTTGTTTTGGCCCAGAAGGAAGTGAAGAAGTAGCAGTCGCTGTAACTTGAGTTGTAATCCGATCAACATCTCCAACAAACGGTTTGCGGACTTGTTTACCGTCTTTAACGTCGTACACAAACTGTTCGTCTTTCATTTCATCCACAAATACAGCTTTACCTTTATCCGGCCCTGTTTTTACCTCACCAACAACGGTGAGATTTGGCTTATCTTTCCTTAGCCCACCGCGCAGTATTTCGAGTTTGGACTTCAAGTCCGTTACGTCTGGGGAGTTAGGGTCAGGCGCATTGCGTATTTGTTTTTCTAAATCAACTATAGCGTCAGCTAAAACTAGCTGTTTATCGGCGTCTTTAGCTCCGCCTTTTCCTAGCATTAGCGGGAGCTGTTTTGCATATTCAGTATTAAACGCTTCTGAACCAGGTTCACCTTTTAGAGAGGCTAAAGCAAAGGCATTCTTTTGCTCGTTTGTACCTCCTCCGTCAGCTCTGCCGCCACGCCGCAAGTCACTTATTTCCGTGTCAATAAGTTTAATTTCAGGGCTGTCCGCAGAAGCACCTTCGGCTATAAGTTTTTGTTTTCCTGAGTCTAACTCTCGGATACGCGCAGCCGCCAGCAGTGCGGGCGACGTTCTTTCACGCGTACGCTGTTCAGCCAATGCTTTGTCACCCTGCACTTTACGGCCATACTCCGCTAACGCCAACGCACCTTGTGGATCACGCATACCGGATAGTTGCCGCGCAGCAGAAAAAATAGCTTCTGGGTTTGATAGGTCAAGCCCACCTAGCACCGACTGGCGCGCGCTGATCATGCGCAACTGTGGGTCTTCCGCGCCCAGCAGGCCAGCCAAGCCACGGCCGAACTGCTGACCCGCACGAATCGCGCCGAAGCGGATGCTCTGATACGGATCAAGTTGCGCGAGTTCCGCAGCCTGACGTTCCATCATCAGGTCTTGCTGCTGTTGATACATCTCGGGCGAGGTGAACAGACCTAAAATTTCGCTTGCCATGATGGCTCCTAATTCGTCACTGCGTTCTTAGTAATTTCCGTATGGCTGGTTAGCGCCAAAATAGTTAGTAAATTGGCTGTCTCCGGCGTAATCGCTTCTTAACTGCGTCTGGTTGTAGGCGGGGGCGCTTCTTCCACCACCGCTAAACAAGTTCGTTGCATACTCTCCTAATTTCGAAGTCAATAGTTTATCGCTGGCTATTCCGCGTAAGAAATCGGCTGTCGGATTCAGCATGTTTGCTGCCTGCATAGTCCGTGCTGCTCCCATACCACCCTCTAACAGCGCTTGCGCGCCTGCTGGCGAGGCTTGGCGGCCACCCAGTTGCGCGCCGATGTCCAAGGACTGTTGACCAAGCCCCTCGATATCACCTGCTGCGCCGAGGTAGCCTTGGAATGGTGCGAGTGAGCCGACCAGACCGCGCTGGTAGCCGCCCAGCAAATCGGCACCGGTGCCGAACAGCGTGGTGCCAAACGCTAACTGACGCTGCCCTTCTGTCTGCGCTCTAGCTGCTAGTTCAGCGTCTTGCTGTGCAAGCGCGTTGTAGTACGCCTCCATCTCTGGATTCGTTGCGCCTAACCCTACACCGCCACCTGGACGCAAACCAGTCGCACCAACCGACAAACCAGTGCGGCCTGCTTGGAACTGTTCGTTGCGCAGTGCGGCCAATTGACGCTCACGTTGCGGCGCCAAGATGTCGAGCTGCGAGGTCATGTAGCGTTGCGCCACTTGTTCCGGCGACTCAGATAGATAACGCCCACCTAAAGTAAATAGTCTGCCGGCAGCGTCAGTCATCGGGGCGTACAGCTCTGGCGCTTGAGCTAGATAATCAAGCCCGGCGCCGCCAGCCATCCCCATCAGTTCATCTTGATAGGCACGGAGTTCAGGCGTCAGCGTATAGGACGCGCCCGATACACGGCCGTCGGGGCCAGTCGTGAACTGACTACGGCCAAAACGTGTCGTGATGCCTACTGGCCGAAACCGCGCCTCCGCAGCAGCAATTTGCGCGGCTTGAATCTGCGCGTTGGCAGCAGTCTCTGCGGCTCTTCGAGCAGCCCTTGACTGCATGGAGCTACCTAGTAGCCCTGCGCCAGCACTTATAGCTGAGGCAGCGATAGGCATGTCATTCTCCTTTAATTAATATGTTATCCACGTTCGCCGGGTCTTTTTCATCCGTTGCGTGGATACAAAACCAAACACAATCTTCAATCGCCTTCACGCCGTGCGTGATGCCCGCTTTAATTTCAATGCACGCCGGAGCGTTCACGATTTCAATTTCTTCGCCTACCAGTACCGCAATTTTGCCTTTAGCCAAAATCGACAAGTGACTAAAGTCGTGCGTGTGTTTCAATATCGCCTGTCCAGCTTTTACGCGTATTTCTTTGGCGTATAGACCGTCAGAAAAATGGTGAATAAGCTGATGGTCGGGTAATGTTTCAACAATCATGCAGTCCGCTTCCACATATAGACCACGATGTACGGTTGCAAATTGGCATTAGTGCCAGATGAACCTTCAGTAGAAACTGAAATGCTTGCTGTTCCTGAATCTGATGTTTGATTTGATTGAAAAACCGCACCATAAACTGACCCACCGCCACCAAAACCAAAAGTAGTTTGAACCTTTGCTACGCCGGTATGTGTGTGTCCTGCATCTGTAGCCGTGTGCGTGTGGCTAACTACAACAGCATTTTTAGACCCGCCAGTTTCTTCTGCTGTATCAAACGAAGCATCGCCTGCGTCAAGACCCACCATGACGCGGCCTGCACCAAATGCTGTCCAAGTACCAAACCCAAGCAAAGTTCCAGGGTTAGTGCTACTGGTTGCGTTAGTGTAGATAGAGCCGACTGGGTATAGCTCGCTCTTTATGGCAGCAAGGACATCTTGCACAAACGCGGTCGTGGCTAATTTAGTACTGTCATCCGATGACGATTGTGTGACGCCTGTAGTTCCCGAAGGCAGCGACGGTGTGCCGGTAAATGTCGGTGAGGCAAGGTCAGCCTTGGTGGCAACCGCAGTCGCGATATTGTTGAACTCCGTATCAATCTCGGTGCCCTTGACGATCTTACCCGCGTTACCAGATGCCAACGCATCTTTGGCTGCAAAATCGGTAGATTTAGTGTAATTACTCATGACACCCTTCCATTCTTAGCTTGGATTTCAATTCGCTGAATCGACAGCGCCGAGCCATCAATGTCTGCCTCATATCCGGTCTGCACAATTTTTCCAGAGCCAGTAGCTTGTGCATAGAGTGTCTGCAAAGCAATACCGTCTGCATACTGTGCAACAGGCACACCGTTAGCGCCGTATTCTGCAATACCGTATTCGGCAACACTTTGCGTAGGGATCTGTACGTTTTGCGACAGATAGTTCTCGGTAAAATCAAACCCCCACTTCATCGTAATGAACTGATTCGTACCACCAATCACGACAACGAGTAGTCGCTTCAAAATAGAAGTGACGCTTTGATCCCCTAGATCAGAGTGATTCGTGTAGTACTGCATACGGTAAGAAGTACCGTTATCAGTTTGACCGGTGTACTTACCGACATAGCCCGTCTTACCGATTAGCAGGTCGCCGTTACGACGTGACAGCAATGCGGTCGGTTCAATATCTGTCCAAGTAGTTACTCTGGACGCACCGTCAGGTAATGTGGTGCGGGTATCGAACACATAGACCGACTTATTAAGGGGTAAAGTCAGCAAATAAAACGCGTTAACTTCAGAGTAAACCGCCTTAATGTTAGCGGCTGTTTCACCGGCCACAATACCCATTAAGTCGTTTCGGACGTTTTTGCTAATGTCGCGGAACGGTGCGGACTTCTCTTGGATTGTGCGTAATATTGAACGTACACCGCTGTTCGACAAAAACAAAACATCAGTGTTAGTGGCCTGCACTGAATCTCTAGCAATGCAGCCGATGCCGATTACTGTGTCATACAATGACATCGTAGCTGGCGCGGTTGCCCCCTGGTAAACCAGAATCTGACGCTTACCAAAAATGAATAAGAAGCCGTTATGCGCAGCCAGCGCCACAATCTCGTCCGGCCCATTCGGCCAAACACTATTGACGTTCAACGTGCCAGACGTGCCGCCGGTGTAGATGTGGCCAGCGAGTAGGTCAGAGAAAGTCAATGTCGCTTTATCGGACGCCGTATTGGCTATCCACAGACGACCATAGGCAGAAATGCAGATATTGCCAGACGGCACCGTGCCTGCATAACCTGTCTTTTCACTAACTCGACGGTAAGTTGTCGTGCTAACCGCCGGATCGTAAATTAACGGATCATGGCCAGTCTGGAAAAAATACGTAATGCCGTTAAGCGACGCGCATTGCCAGTTGTTGGCCGTAATCGTCGGTGTTGTGCCGCCACCACCATAAGTTAATTCGACGACGGCATTACTACCGTCGAGCTTAAAAATCTTGTTGTTACCTGCGAACAGGATTGTGTACGTGCCATCGGCCACCACCAGCTCATGGATGACGCCAATCGGATTTGAGCCGAGGTTGCCCGTGCTGGCGTTGAGGTTGTCCCAACCTTTACGTGCGCCAATACGGCCATATTGATCAATAACGCAATTAATAGCCGTCAACGCAAAACCCGCGTTCAAATCGAGCGGCGAGTCTTGCGTATTCAGGCCATAAAAACCTGGCGCTGAAATGCCGTAGGTTTGTATCGCCTGGCTCATGTCGCGATGAACTCCTGCATTTCAGGAAAGCGAGTAGCTTCCAGCGCTATATAATCAGAAAGCATACTTCTGTACAGTGCATATGCCTCTGAGGAATTTAGACCGCCATCTTCGCCTCGCTCAACCAACGCTCTGGCGTAAGCATTCTGCGCCACCAGCACATCCGGCACCAGCACTGACGTGCTGTCCGACGACAGCACTGCCTGCGGAACGGTCAGGAAAAACTTAATGGTGTACACGCCATCAGGCCGACCCCACAGTTGCACTTTAGCGTCGCCGCTGTTGTCGACACCTTCAAAGCAATATTCCGTAGGCACGGCGTTCACAAACGGCTGGAGGTTCTGCTTGCGCCGCATGTCGCCTACCGTAATGTTGCGCATGACGACGTTGGAGGTCGTGTTCAGTGGATCGCTACTGACGCGAAACTTCTGACCCGCGCCGGATAGCGAATACTCGTAAACACTTGCGGAAGTGGTGACAGTGACTTCAGTGCCGAGAGCGTTCCAGTCGTAGGCGTCCTCGATCTGGCGCTTGGAGTCGTTAACAAACTTGCCGATGAGCTGAGAATAGTTGGTTAGGGCAACGGTAGATACCGTCTGCTCCCGCAGCCGGAGTAGCACATCGTTGACGAGTTCTAAGTAGGTCATTTGCTTTTCGCCTTATTCCTTGCGGAAATAGCTTTAGCTTTTGCCTTTGCGTCCGCCTTGGATGATGCGCCCCATGCATTTAAAGATAACAACAGCCTTGTCGGCTTGCCATCTTTACGCTCGGCGCCGGGCATGTTGCCCATCCTAGCGAGAAAAGAAGCTCGTCTCGGGTTATCGCCGGATTTCACCGGCGCTTTCAGGGATCCCCCTGTTTCTGCATTATAAGACGCCCGACCGGTGGCATTCAAGCCGCCCTTTGGATTCTGGCCGGCTTTACGTTGCCACGCGGGTGTCTTCATTTTTTCCTCGGTTTTGCCGTTTTAGCTGAGTCTTTAAACGCCTGCGCGGTGGGCGCACCTTTAGTTCCCGGCTTTCTCATCTTTTCGCCGGAGCCCGCCGCGATGCGCTTACGCTT